ACAACTCAAGGTGGATTAGCAGGAAGTGTTATTAAAGTACACGCTGCTGCTTCTGCTAAGTATGTTGTAGAAGGTATTACTTTAGGCTCAGGTACTTTAGTAACACCATTCTCAGGTTCTTAATCAGGGGTAAATAATGGCTGATGCAGTAACTTCAACAACCATCCTTGATGGCGACAAAGATTTCGTAGTTCAGCTGACCAATGTTAGTGACGGCACTGGTGAAAGTGCTGTCGCTAAAGTGGATGTGAGTGCTTTAACAGCACGTAAAAGTGATGGAGCAGCATGCACAGGAGTTAAACTTACCAAAGTTTATTACTCTATTTTAGGTTTCACTAAGATAGGTTTATTTTGGAAAGCTACTGCTAACACTTTATGTATGGAACTAAATCCAAGTGCTGATGGTATTTTAGATTTTTCACCTTTCGGTGGATTACAGAATACAGCAGGCTCAGGTAAAAACGGTGATATAGTGCTCACAACTACTGGACATAGTTCAGGTGATACATACATGATAGTTTTACATTGTATTAAAGACTACGAATAATGGCGACATCAGGAACTAAGACTTTCCAGCTAACCATTGCGGACACTATTGAAGAAGCATATGAGTTAGCTGGCTTAGAGCTTAGGACAGGATATGATGCAGAGACTGCTAGACGGTCTCTGAACATCATGTTTGCAGATTGGGCTAATAGAGGTGTAAACCTTTGGACTATCGAGCAGGTGACCACAAGCCTAACCGCAGGTACGAGCAGTTACACACTTAATTCGTACGACATAGATATAGTTTCTGCAGTCATAAGACAAGTAGATAACTCTACAACAACAGACCTACAGCTCACTAGAATAGGTCGTACAGAATATTTAAACATACCTGATAAGTCTTCTACAGGAAGACCCACTCAATTTTTTCTAGACAGGCAAACGACACCTGTAGTAAAACTGTGGCCAACACCAGACAGTGTAGCAACTTACAGTTTAATAGCTAACACTATACAACGTATAGATGATGTGACAGCATCTGCTCAAGACCCAGAAGTACCTTCAAGGTTTATTCCTTGTATGGCTAGTGGGTTAGCGTATTATATAGCTTTAAAAAAGAACCCAGAAAGAGTTGGACTATTAAAACAACAATACGAACAAGATTTTAAACTAGCTGCAGATGAAGACCGTAATAGAGCTTCACTACATTTAGTGCCTAATAGGAGTTATTTATAATGGCGTATGCTTTAGGTAAATACTCTAAAGGTCAATGTGATAGATGTGGCTTTGTGTATAAATATCTTCAGTTAAAAACTGAGTGGAACGGTTTGAAAGTTTGTAGTGAGTGCTATGAACCTAAACACCCACAACTAGAACCTGTACCAACACCAACCGACCCAGAGGCTTTAGTTCAGCCTAGAGGAACAGAAAGTGCACCCACCACAGGTTACGGTATAGTAAGAACAGGAAACACTAAAAATGCTGCAGGTATTACAGCACCTTCTATGGATGTATCCCATAATGATACCATAGGCTCAAGTTTTTACATGAGTGAAATTACAGCAAGTTTAGGAACAGTAACAGTAAGTACAGGATAAAAATAATGAGTTGGACATACTCTTCATTAAAAACTGCTTTACAAGACTACTCAGAATCTACTGAGTCTTCTTTTGTTACGCACCTACCTGATTTCATAAAAACAGCAGAAGAAAGAATTTTAAAAGCTGTCCAACTGGACGACTTTATTAAAAATGTAACAGGAACAGCGACAGCTAGTTCTGCATATCTAGGAGCACCTAGCGACTTTTTGTCTTCGTTTAGTTTAGCTGTAATAGACAACAGTTCTAATTACAACTATCTTAAATTGAAACATACAAGTTTTATACGGGATTTTACTCCCGCGTCCTCGACAACAGGATTACCAAAGTATTATGCGGAGTTTGATGATGATACATTTATATTAGCACCAACTCCAGACAGTAATTACACATTTGAGTTACACTATTTTTATAGACCCTCATCCCTTACTTCGGCAGGTGATTCTGGCACAACTTGGCTATCTGAAAATGCTCCTAATGCATTATTGTACGGTAGTTTAGTAGAAGCCATGGTTTATCTAAAAAACTATGAATCATTACCAATCTATGAACAAAGATTTCAAGACGCGATAGCGTTAATGAAAAACCTTGGGGAAGGTAAATCTACCCAAGATCAATATAGATATGACCAAGTAAGGAGAACACCACAATCATGAGAATAGAAAAACTCGAAGGGGCGAACATCGCCATAGTTGCTATGGGTGAAAGTCAGCTAGACTATCACCTATCAATATCACACGGAAATGAATTTGATGAAGTCTGGGCAATAAATGCTATGGCAGGTATAGCCAGACAAGTTGATAGAACTTTTATGTTGGATCCAGCAAGTAGGTTTCTTGATAGTGACGCAGCAGGAAGCCAAACACATTTAATGCGTAAAGTTTTAAAGTCTCATCCTGGACCAATTTACACATGTGAATTAGATGAAAGATGTGATAACCTAGTAGAGTTTCCATTACTTGATGTTGTAAAAGAAACAGGAAGTAGTTATTTAAACAACACAGTTTGTTTTGCTATAGCTTTTGCTATGTATAACAGAGTTGGTAGAATAAACATGTTTGGGGTAGATTTTACATACAAAGGTAATCTACACTTTGCAGAAGCAGGAAGAGCCTGTGTTGAGTTCTGGTTATCTAAATGTATAACTGCAGGTATAGTTGTAAGTGTTGCTCCTAGATCTGGTCTACTAGACACAGATGTCCCCATACAAGATAAAATATACGGATATCATAGATTAGACAATCCACCGTTAGTGATGTTTGATCCTGAAACAAATGATTTTTATGAAGTAGGTTTTAAAGAATACACTGAAGCAGTAGAAGAACAAAATAGAAAAACAGCACAACTTGTGCCAATACTCACCACACCGCCAGAAGCTAAAAGATATTAAAATGATAGAAATAGAAACAGTAAGCAGTATAGGCAGTATAACTGTAGCAACACAAAATAATAGAGGACATCCACCAGAGTATTGGGCAGAAAGAGCAACAGAAAGAATTTGTGGAATATCCGAAGATGCGGCACCTCATGTAAAACAACAAGCTGAGGCTTTCAGAGTAGCTATTTATAACACAATACTTTATTATATTAAGCAGAGCATCAATAGTGAAAGATGCACTATGAAAAATCTACTGACTCAACAAGGTCATGAAGATTTAGCTAAAATATTAACGGAGATAAAGTAATGGCAATTACATCAACTTTAACAACTAGCTTTAAAAAAGAATTACTAGAAGCGACACACAACTTTAAGGCTTCTGGAGGCAATACTTTTAATTTAGCTTTGTACACAAGTTCAGCAACTATGGGTGCCGCAACTACAGCATACACCACTACAAACGAAGTTACTGGTACTAACTATACAGCAAAGGGAGCAGCATTAACGAATGTCGATCCAACAAGTTCTGGTACTACAGGGTTTACTGATTTTGCTGATTTAACTTTTGGTACAGCAACAATAACTGCTAGAGGTTGTATGATTTTTAATGATACTGCTGCTGGTGATCCTTCAGTTGCTACCATAGACTGTGGTGGAGATAAAACTTCAACAGCTGGTGATTTTACTATAGTTTTCCCTGCAGCAGCGGCAAGTACAGCTATTATAAGAATAGCTTAACCTAAAATGTCAGGCTGGGGTCGAGCTGGCTGGGGTGAAGGTCCTTGGGGTCAACCCGCCTCTGTACCTATAAGCGTCACCATATCTGGTGTAGCTGCTACTTCTGCGTTAGGTTCTGTCAGCGTTGACGCTGAAGCTAACGTAACACCATCTACTTTAGTTGCTACTTCTGCTGTAGGGTCTGTAAGTATAGTTGCTAAAGCTAATGTAGTCCCTACTGGACAAGTAGGTACTGGAGCAGTAGGCACACTTACTTTTGATTGTGAAGCTAATGTAACACCAACAGGCCAAGCAGGGGCATCTGCTGTTGGTTCTGTATCTATTGATGGAGAGGCAAATGTAACTCCTACAGGGCAATCAGGAACT